GTGGTCGACATTGACAACTCCACGTCCAAACTGTCCACTGGAATTGAATACGCAGAGACGTTTGTAAACGTGATTGAGTGGTAACCTGAAGTGTACACGTCAATGCTCAAACTACTTGTGGTAGTGTTTGACAGGATCAAAGTCCCGGTCCCGACCTCCACAGACTCCTTCGCCGAAAACCACCGTTGTACGACCACACGAATCACGTTCGAGGCATCCGGCGAACCAGACGCACTTGCCCCAAAGAAAAGAGTCGCATTGTACGGTGTGGCTGCATCGATCCAAATCAACCCAGCCCCTGTTTCCTGAACGATACCACACGGGCATGTGTCTCCATAAGGTGACCAATCGCCTGACTCTTTGACAAGAAAAGTCGGCTCAAAGTGCATATCACCAATCGGAAACACAAAATTCTCAACAACAACGCCGGTCCCAATGTCGAGAGCATTACGCGGTGGGATGTAATCAACCTTGTAAGTTGCAGAAGGCGTAGCCTCCTCTCCTTTGTACAATTCAAGAGTGATCATTCTCACCACCTCGTCGTTCAATAGCACAATTGGGAAGTCTTCAGGTTTATCGAGCAGAGGCACCACCCCATTGCCGTCATCAGTGACAATTTTCGGGTCGCGTCCCTGAGTTCCTCTGACATTCCAGTTGTACTGTTGCTTGTTGACAAGTCGGATCAACGCTGTACCGTTTGCGGGCGGGTCGTGGCGCATGTTGAGCCGCACTGCCGCGCAGTCCATTGGGTCTGCGATTTGCATTGCGACAACTCTTGCCTCCGCTCGTCCCTTTGCAGGGAAGGCTGCTTGCAGTTGCTGTTTGTACGGGTCAGTGGATGTTCCGCCACGACCTCCCACCCCGCGTCCGCCTCTTTGGGCAGGCTTTTGAGGTTTTCGTTTTTGGTCAACAACTTTTGCACGTTTTGGCGTTGCCGAGCGTTTGCGAGACGCGTTGCTTTTCGCTTTGCTGTTTTTCCTTCCATTCCTTGGCATGTCCTTGCTTGTTTTCTTCACTGCCTAATAAGAACAAAGAAAAACCACCCAATTGCACGTTGTGCATTCCCCTGTTTTACTCTGATCCTGGGGAGAATCAAAACACCGTTTTCCCGAACGGCGAAACGGACCAGCATTGTCAGCAGTCGTCAGTGAGAAGCATCCTCTCATAGATCGGATGCATCAACACCTGCGGAATCACACCCAATTCAGCAATTGCCTCCCTGACCGTGCCAGGTGGTACATCATAGTACCATTCCACATGCGCGACTGTAACATCGTCGTAATGTGGTGTGCCTTCAAGCTCCATTCGGACTTTGTACTGGGCATCGTGATCAACGTAAGTGTTGCGTTTCTGCCCCTCCATTTGGTCCAAAACCGAACAAGCCATGTCATACAAAATCGGCACATGTGGGTAGCAACGTTTTTCCATGTCTGCAACCCCGTGAAGCCATGCCCTGAGATCCCCTTGTGGCTTCAAACAGTGGTGATGCTTGAAAAGTCTGCGTCCTAGGGTTGGACCCCAGAACCATTTCACCCTGTTTTCAACCATGACCGGGAACGGCATCTGGCCCAAAAAGACAATGTCACGAAGATCTGTTGACAACTTCTGTTTGTCTTTTGGTACCCTGAAACCAAACGCGCCGAAAATTTCTTCAACCCGTGTCATGTCGACCTCGCGCATTTGTCCACGCCAGAAGACACGCCTCGGAACAATCAGAACCGAGTCGTCGCCTGCTGCAGCAATCCTCACACCCGGCAAGCGACAAATCTCAAAGATTATCTCAACCGTGAGGTCTTCAAGGTCCAGCCCTGAAATTGCAACAGCAACATGAACCATCTGAGCCACGATGTTTCCAC